ATCGCAAAAACATGAGTCTTTCTTATAAATACTGATTGGAAGATTGACAATATCTCTCAGGCATTCTATACTTGTAAAGTCATCACCACCGGGACAAACTTATGTCAGTCGCTATCAGTCAGACACAGAAGCAGCGTTATCGCATCACGTTGGATATTGAAGTTCTAGAAGACTTCAACCCGCATAATATTGATTGGGAGACTCTCTTTGAACTGGAGGGAAATGAGCAGGTGATTGATAGTTACGTAGAGGACCTGAGTATTCCTGTCAGGTGGTAGATTGATAGCAGTTACTGACAGATAGTCTCAGGACAGTTAGTATCACTTAGCAGTCTTATAGCACGGGGGTTGACAACAGCGATCCTCCGTGATATGATGAGGGGTGATATGACAGTGTCGTTGTTTTATGCGCCCTTATATAAAAACGTCATACTACCCTAACCTACAGAGGTGACAGATCGCGATGGATATATAAAGCGACTTACGAATTCAAAAAGGAAAAAAAAATTCCGCGCAAAAAATTCTTATGGAAAAGGTTTATCACATCTATGCAAAGGAAGAGTGTTTATATAACAATCTAAGTGAAATACAATTTAATAAAACATGGAACGCCCTCAACGGTATGGTTGGTCTAATGAAGACTGATTACACCTTTGAGGATTTATCATATGAGGAAGTAATTTGGCACCATGGAGGTTGTGGTACGGGTTCTTCTACAGAACCTATAGGAGATGAATCATATTGACAGACTACATAAACACTGATAGAATTGGAATGAAGGTTAATTCAAACTATGGCTAAAGGATTTACAGTAAAAGCAAAAGCACCTGTTGCGAAAGCTGCAGAGTGGGATTATGATGCTATCAAAGCAAGGATGAAGGGTAAGACGATTGTATTTTGTTTACCTGGGAGAGGATGTTCATTTACCTTTCTAAAGAACTTTGTACAACTGTGCTTTGATATGGTACAGAATGGAATGAGTATTCAGATTAGTCAAGACTATTCATCTATGGTTAACTTTGCACGATGTAAGTGTTTAGGTGCTAATGTATTACGTGGACCTAATCAGATTCCATGGGATGGTAAATTACAGTATGATTATCAGTTATGGATTGATAGTGACATTGTATTTTCCACAGAGAAGTTTTGGCAGTTATGTGATATGTCACTTGCAGAAGATGGAAGTGAGAAAGAGATTGTTGGTGGATGGTATGCCACAGAGGATGGAGTTACTACATCAGTAGCACATTGGTTAGAGGAAGAAGAGTTCCGTACTAATGGTGGAGTGATGAACCATGAAACAGTGGAATCAATCAGTAAGCGGCGTAAGCCATTCACTGTAGACTACACAGGTTTTGGATGGGTGCTCATTAAGAAGGGAGTATTTGAGAATTTAGAGTATCCATGGTTTGCACCAAAGATGCAAGTTTTTGAGAGTGGTAAGGTACAGGATATGTGTGGCGAGGATGTATCGTTCTGTTTAGATGCAAAGGAAGAAGGATTTGATATTTGGTGTGATCCACGTATCAGAGTTGGTCACGAAAAAACTCGCGTTATTTAAGAGGTAAATTATGGCAGTTCGGAAATCATTATCAGGTACAGAGTTTGTGGAGTCACATCCCAAGAACACTCGTCAAGGGAACGGTAAACATACAAAGTACGCCGCGTCGTCTCGTAATGGAGCAAAGAAGCGTTATCGTGGACAAGGTAAATAGTCATAGTTGTTAATTAAACTATGCCTTGTTTAATTGCGAATTTACCTTCGTATGAAGTTTGGGTAAGAAAAGAATATCTCACTGATCATCAAAGTGGTCATGGTGAATTTGTAAAGGGCGTCTGGGTATCGGTTAAGTCGATACCTGGGCGTGCTTTTTATTTTGAGACATATTTACCTGAGTATGCAGCAATGTATGATAAGCTGCCTATAAGCGCGTTTGTAGCGTCTCCAGAGGTGCCTAAACCTGATATGCCACTCCATAACCTACAGTTTTGGAATTGTATGGATTATGGTGTAACTGTAGTGCAGAAGCAATTTATTGGTAGTATGCACTATGAATGTTATACAAGAGATTATGGACCACAAACTGGGACATATATTTGTACAATTGATAATTATCATCAAGATCCTGATGCAGTTGACTATGCAACAAGTGAAAATCCATCAGAACATAAGTCACATAACCTAATTGAACTAGATAACGGACAGTTTGCATTGTATCCTAATAATAGGACACGAATTTATGACAATAGTTTGACACCTGAGGAACCAAAGATTCCAGATTTTAAGGTTTCGACTGTATATTATCAAGTTGAGAATGGTCATGACCGTGATGGACTTGGAAGTGATGAAAATTATTTCTGGAAAACTGCAAAAGAACGTAAAGATTTAGAAAATTTACCCGAAATCCCCGATTTTTAAGAAAATGAACGATTTTTTAGACAATTTAGCAAATGATCAACATCAAAAGATGCTTCGTGAGATCTCAAATGATGATTTAACACCCAAAAAGAAGGATAAACTTACAGAAACTGAATTATTTGAAGTAGAAACTAATCCAGAACCATTGTATGAATAAAGTGATAAGAATTATCACTAAATTCCTTGATAAATAATACATAATTGCCCTATTGTTGTGCCTTTAGAGAGGATCAGTCAAGGTTTCAAAGATATTAGTATGACTTTTCAGAGTAATCCTCTGACAGGAGACTTAATTGCACTCAAAAATGAAAATGCAATTGCAAGATCGGTAAAAAATATCGTACTTACAGTTCCAGGTGAGAAACCTTTTGATCCAAGATTTGGATCTCGTATAACAGACTTACTTTTTGAGAATGTTGACGATATTACTGCAATTAATATTGAAACTGAGATCAGAAACTCAATTGAAACATATGAACCAAGAGTTAAATTAACATCTGTAGTAGTACAAGCTGATATAGATGGTAACTCTTTCGACGTTACAATTACATATGATATTATAGGTGCAGATATTCCAGCACAACAATTAGAATTCGTATTGCAACCCACAAGGTAAAATGCCACTAGTAAATTTTACAAATCTAGATTTTGAGGGTGTTAAGTCTGCATTGACAGAATACCTCAAATCAAATTCAAACTTCACTGACTATGACTTTGAAGGTTCTAACCTATCGTCTATTGTAGACCTGTTAGCATATAATACGTATATTACTTCGTATAATGCCAACATGGTGGCAAACGAAGTCTTTATCGATACTGCAACTCTTAGAGAAAATGTAGTTGCACTTGCAAGAAACATTGGATATACCCCCAGATCAAGAAAAGCAGCAACTTCTTCAATTTCCTTCTTTGTAGACACAACTAATATAACTCCTAAACCAGCGTCTCTAACCCTCCGTAAAGGGACTGTAGCAGCGTCTAATGGTCGGTTTGGTGGTACGTCAGGTTCATTCTGTATTTTAGATGATATAACCGTTCCTGTGGTAAATGGTATTGCATCTTTTAACAACGTTTCAATTTTTGAAGGATCAAGTTTAGTAAAGAATTTTACATATAGTTCTAGAAATCCACAACAAAAATTTATTTTACCAAATGCTGGTATTGATACTGAATTACTCAGAGTAACTGTAAAAAATAATCAATCTTCTACTGCATCTGTAACTTATACTTTGCAAGATAATTTATTTTATGTTGGGTCGAGTTCTAAAATTTATTATCTTCAAGAAGTAGCAGATGAGAGATATGAGTTATTCTTTGGCGATGGAGTTTTTGGACAACAACTTGAGGATCAAAATTACATAACAGTTTCGTATATCGTAACTAATGGTGATTCTGGAAATGGAATGAACCAGTTTAGATTTAATGGTAAGATAACCTACACTAGGGACGGGGAAGAATATACAGTTACTAGTGGAATATCACTATTAACTACTGATTATAGTTCTAGAGGTGGTGATTCGATTGAGGCAGTTGAGTCTGTTAGAAAATTTGCTCCAAAAATTTATGCTACTCAAAATCGAGCAGTAACTGCAGATGACTATGAAACTTTAGTTCCTTCAAAAATATATCCAGATACAGAATCTATTTCAGTTTTTGGTGGTGAAGAATTAATTCCCCCACAATATGGAAAAGTTTTTATTAGTATAAAACCAAGATTTGGTGATTTTTTACCAAATCTATTAAAAGAAAATATAAAATTAAAATTAAAGAAGTATGCTGTTGCGGGTGTTGTACCTGAAATTTTAGATCTAAAATATCTTTATATCGAAGTAAACTCAAAAGTTTATTATAATACAAACTTAGCACCTTCATCTGCAGAAGTTTCTACTATTGTTTCTAATAACGCAGAAAAATATGCAGACTCTACTGAGTTAAATAGATATGGTGCAAGATTTAAATATAGTAAGTTCTTAAAGATAATTGATGATAGTCACCAATCTGTGACATCGAATATTACTATTATTAATATGAGAAGAGATCTTAGAATTGTTCCAAATACATTTGCTGAGTATCAAATTGGATTTGGAAATAGATTCCATATTAGAAGTAATGACGGATATAACATAAAATCTAGTGCATTCAGAGTATCTGGAATCCAAGAAAATGTTTATATAAGTGACATTCCAAGTTCTGATGGATTAACTGGATCTATATTCCTTTTCACTTTACCTAATGTTGGGTCAGAAAATCCAACGATCTTACGATCCAACGTAGGAAGTGTTGATTATGTAAATGGTATAGTAACAATCAATGCTATTAATATCTTAGGTGGAATGGAAAAAGATGGTCAGCAAGTAATTGAAGTACAAGCGACTCCATCTTCAAATGACGTTGTTGGATTACAGGATCTTTATTTGCAACTAGATAATAGTAATAGCACGTTTGAAATGGTTCCAGATCAAATTGCATCGGGAATTGACCCATCAGCTTCTACTTACACCGTATCATCTTCATACTCAAATGGAAACTTAGTTCGCCTTGGTGGAACAGTTGATGTTGCAGAAACAACTCAAACTGCAACTCAGACTACTACAACTAATAGTTCTTTTACAGGAACAACTTCTTCCACAACTTCAACAGCATCCTCTGGGGGATCTGGTGGTTCTACCGGCGGCGGTTATTAATTTAGAGATATAGAAAACAAATGTCAGAAACAAGAATCAAGTTTAGTAACATCGTTAAGAACCAACTTCCAACTTATGTTGAGAATGAGTTTCCTCTTATCTCTGAGTTTTTAAAGCAATATTATATTTCACAAGAATACAAAAGTGGATCTATTGATTTAATTCAAAATATTGATCAATATATAAAACTTGATGAGCAAACTTCATTAAATCATGAAGTTAGTTTGAATGAAGATACTGATGAGTTTGCAACCACAATTAATATTGATCTATCAATAAATCCAAGAGGAACTGAACTATTCCCAGATTCTTATGGTTTACTAAAAATCAATGATGAAGTAATAACATATACTGGAAAAACTGATTCATCCTTTACTGGGTGTATTAGAGGATTTAATGCAGTAACTTCATACCAATCTGATTCAAATCAAGGAGATCTTGTCTTCAGTTCTACTGAAGCAGCTGATCATAAGAAAAATGATATTGTAGAAAATTTAAGTTGTTTATTCCTCAAAGAATTTTTAAAGAAAACAAAAATTCAATTTTTACCTGGATTAACTGAAAGACCTTTATCTTCCAATTTAAATCAAAATTTATTCATAAAGCAATCAAAAGATTTTTACACTAGTAAAGGTACTGATCAGGCACATAAAATTTTATTTAAAGCACTTTATGGAGTAAATGTTGAAGTCGTAAGACCAAGAGATTATCTGTTTACACCATCAAACTCAAACAATTTAGTTACATCTAATTTTTTAGTTGAATCAATTGCGGGTGATCCAAAATCTTTAGAAAACAAAACTATATTTCAAGGGACAAATAGTGAAACCTACACCCCATTATATAACGTCGAAGAAATTAATGCGGGACTTGGAAAAACTTATTACAAGTTAGCATTTGATGGTGGATATAATAGAGACTCTAGAGTTCTTGGTGCAACTCAAGGAAGTTTTAAGATTGCTCCAAAAACTCATATAATTGGAAATGTCTCCTCTGGATCTACATTTATTGATGTTGATTCTACAATAGGATTTCCAAATTCTGGAGAATTGGGGGTAAAATATCCAAATTCAACTACTTCCAATACTGGAATAGTATCTTACACATCCAAAACTATAACTCAATTTTTGGGATGTACAAATATAGTTGATACAATTATTGATGGAGATACTCTTAATACTTTAGACTATGCATTTACTAAACCGGATAATGAAATTGAAGTTCGTATAGGATCCGTTCTATCAGGGTTTTCAAAGCAAGACGGAATATTTGATTATAAACCTGGTGATAAGTTTCAAGTAAAAACTCTTGGAATTGAAAATCAATCATTTAAGTTTAAAAATTGGTTATATAATAATTCTGTTAAGTACTCTATTTCAAAAATAGAATTAATCGATAATGTTTCACCTAAAGTATATAAATTAACTTTAAAAACAGAAAATTATTTAAGACTTGGTGATAATTTAACTATTACCTCACCAAATTCGATTAATTCTTTTGATGCTGTTATTTCGGATATAATTTCATCAAAAGTAATAACAATTAAAACTTCAGCAACTCTTGATACTGGATTGGGATATTATGTAAGTAAAAAAATAAGAAAAGTAATTTCTCAGTATTTTCCTACAGTTAATAAATTTCAGTCAAATATTCAAAATGTTTATAAGAAAAAATATTCAAATTCTGCTTTAATTGCGACAAATTCATTACCATCATATAAAACCCAACCTTTAGTTGTTGATAAAAAGAAAATTACTTTTAGTGGAACTTTTTTAGGTGAAACTTTTAATATTAACAATCACGAATATTATAGCGGAGAATCTATATACTATACTCCACAAAAAACTACCAAAATTGTTGATACTGGTGATGGAGAAACCCTTGAGGAAACTACTATTATATCATCTTTATTTGGTGGAGATAGCGGAGGTGAAGGAGTATACTACGTTTTAAGAGTTGACAATAATAATATAAAATTAGCAAAGTCTAATGCAAATTTATATGCATCGCAATTTGTTTCTGTAGAGACCTCAACGACTGTTGTTGATAATATTATTGAGGATTCTATTTTATCTAGAAAGCAATTAGAACCTCAAAAACTTTACAGAGAAATTTCTGACCCGATTAACAATGATCTAGTAATTGAGACAAAACCTGGAACTACTGGTATTTTAGTTAATGGTGTTGAAATTTTAAATTATAAGTCAAATGATCTAATTCATTATGGAAGATTAGATGAAGTTGAAGTAGTTTCTCCTGGATTTGGTTTTGATGTAATTAATCCACCAATTTTAAATGTAAAAGATCCTGTTGGGACCGGAGCAACTGGTTTTCTGGCAGTTAGTGGAAGTTTAAGAAATATACAAATTATCGATAGAGGATTTGATTTTACAGAAGTTCCTATAGTATCAATTACTGGTGGTAATGGATCTGATGCTAGAGCATCTGTAGTTACTAAATTAATTTCTCATTCTGTGGAATTCTTCTCAGATCCAAGTTCTGCAAGAGTTTCATTGGGTGCATCTTTATCCACAATCGGATTCTCAACATATCATAAATTTAGAGAAGGTGAGCAGGTTGTATATAAAACAAGTTCTCAAAAAGGAGTTGGTGGATTATCCACCAATGCAACATATTTTGCTTCTATTGTAGATGCTACAACGATCAAACTTCATAATAATGTTGGAGATTCTATATCTGGTATCAATACCGTTACACTGTCTTTCTTTGGTGAAGGTAAGCACCAATTAGAATGTACATCGAAAAAAGCAGTAATTGACTCTATTAATATTGTTAACAATGGATCTGGATATGAAAATAAAAAAAGATCTGTTACTTCAGTAGGAATTAATACAGCATCAAATATTATTACCATTGGCAATCATGATTATAATTCTGGAGAAATTATAAGATATTCTACTGGTTCTAGTTCTATTGGAGGATTGACGGATGGAAAAGATTATTACATAACAACAGTCGATGTCAATCAATTTAGATTATCTGAAGTTGGAACAATAAATGACAAAGATTTATTTTATAAAACTAAACAATATGTAGAATTAACAAGTTCTGGATCCGGAACTCATCATTTTAATTATCCTCCAATTTCAGTATCTGTTAAGGGACCTGTTGGTATATCAACTGTTACTGGAATTGAGCCAAGTGCTTACCAAAGCACTGTTCAACCAATTTTTACTGGAGAAGTAACTTCAGTTCATTTGTCAAATAAAGGTTCTGGATATGGAACTAATGATATTATCAACTTTAATAAACCACCACAAGTTTCTATTATTTCTGGAGCAAATGCTCAAGCAAAACCAATAGTATCTTCTGATGGAAAAATAATTGAAGTTATAGTAGAAAATATTGGATCAAACTATACCTCTATTCCTAATATAGAATTATTATCAGATTCTGGAATAGGTTGTGTTTTAACTCCTATTTTTGAAAATGGATTACTCAAAGAAATTGTAGTTGTAGAACCTGGAATTGGGTATGTTGTAGGAGAGACTGAAATATTAATAACTCCAACAGAAGAGGACGCTAGTTTTGTACCAAAATTGCAGACATGGAGAATTAACTTATTTGACAAATTATATAATACAAATCAAATAAAGGATGATGATGTAATTTTAGGTGAATCCTCCAGTAAAAAATATGGACTGCAATGCTATAGTTTATATGCACCTAGAGAATTAAGAAAAATGATTTACTCCATCGCAGAAGGTGGAGAAACTCTTTATGGTAAATCTGATTTAAAGTTAGTAAATTCTCAAGAAACTGAGTTTACTAATCACTCTCCTATACTTGGTTGGGCATATGATGGAAATCCAATTTATGGTCCATATGGATATTCAAAAATTGATGGTGGAGTTGTAACAATAATAAAGTCTAGTTATAGACTCAATCAAACACGTCCTTCTGGACCACCAACAACAGTGTATCCAATTGGAACATTTGTAGAAGATTTTGTTTATTATGAATCGGATGATGATAGTTTTCTTGATGAAAATAATGGAAGATTTTGTATAACTCCAGATTTTCCAAATGGAACTTATGCATATTTTACAACAATAAATGAAAATAATAATGAATCATCTGGGATATTTAAAAATTATAAAATTCCAAAATTCCCATATGTTATTGGAAAAAATTACAATTCAACTCCAATCGATTTTAACTTTAAAGTATCTTCAAATCAAGATGATTACAACATTGAAGATAATGATTGGTGTAGGAATACCATATCATATAATTTGAGGGAAGATGGGATAGACTATCCATACATTTACTTACCAAATAACTTATCACAAACTGGAGAAATTGTTTCAACCAATAGGGGAACACTTCAAAAAATAGAAGTAAAAACTTCTGGAGACAATTATAGAGTAGGGGACACTTTAAATATATCGGATGGTGGAACGACTGGTTTTGGTGCTGCAGGTAGAGTGTCAATACTAAAGGGTAGAAAAGTAAATAATCTTAATGCCACTATTACAAAGGTATCTGGAGTAGAAATTTTTCCTTCTCTTAAAAAAGGAACTTACTTTGTAGAGTCAACCAATCCACATAATTTAAGACTTCTTGATATTGTTAATGTTGGTGGGATTTCCACAACTTCATCTAAGATTGAAGGAAAATATTCTATTGGTGTTTCAAGTGAATCTTTTTCATTAGTTGGTGTTGGTACTACAGGAACTGCTATTGGATCAACATCTGTTACTGGAATAGTAACTTTCTTTAATGTTTCTTCTAATTTAATTGCATCAAATATTGCACCAAATGATATTCTTGGTATTGGAACTGAGAGAGTTAAAGTTTTAAACATTGATAAAAAGAACTCTAGATTTAGAGTTCTAAGATCTGTAAATGGGACAGTAGGTGGTATACATACGGTTGGTTCAATTATAACTGAAGATCCTAGAAGACTGACTATCAACAGTGGATTTAAAACATCTTTTACTTTCAAGAGAAATAAAGAGGTATATTTTGAACCATCAGAAACAGTTGGTCTTGGAACAGTTGCGGTTGGTTTAGGAACGGTACTAATTTTTTCATCCTTTGGATTGAATACAGTCGGACTTGGAACAACATCTGGCGCTAGTACCCTTAATGTTCCCCTAAAATCACTTTATGTAAAAAACCATAATTTACAAACTGGTGATATATTAACATACTCTCCAAATGGTGGATCGGGTATTGTTTATAATGAAAATGGAAGAATTGGTATTGCTACTACTTTATCTGATGGGCAACAAGTATTTGTTGCTAAAATTTCTAATGATCTTATTGGTATTGCAACACAAAGAGTTGGATTGGGAAGTACCGGTGGATTTGTCGGTGTGGGGAATTCTTCTTCAACAATTTTCTTTACTGGATTAGGTTCTGGAAATCATCATAGTTTTAAAACTAATTATGAAAAAATTACTGGTGATGTTTCAAGAAGATCAATCAGAGTAGTTACTGATGTCAACCATGGAGTAAAATCTGGTCATAAAGTTGATATTGATGTTGATCCTCAATTTACTAAAACTTACACTGTTAAGTATAATGATACCAATAGAAGAGTACTTGTTGGAATTCAAACTTTTAGTGCAGTTGGAATTAATAGTTCTACGAATAGTATTAATATAGTAGATCATGGATATGAAAGTGGTAACAAAATAATTCATACATCAACTACACCATGTGAAGGATTAGAAAATGATAAAATTTATTATATTGTAAAAGTTGATAATGATAATATAAAATTATCAGATACTTATAATAGTTCGGTTAGTTTGAAACCAAGTATTGTTGGTATATCAAGTACATCTTTTGGTGAACTTGGACTGGTCAATCCTTTAATTTCTGCACATAGAACTTCAACTTTAAATTTTGACTTATCAGATGCTTCTCTAGCATATACTCAACAATCCACTCAATATTCGGCCTTTAAACTTAATTTCTATCTTGATGATAAGTACACTAAACTTTGGGTTACTGATAAAACATCCGGAACTTTTGGTATATCCAGAACAGGAAAATCCGGATTATCAACAACATCAAAAGTAACTGTTTCTATCGGAAAAACATCCCCAGATAGACTATATTATAGATTGGATCCAATTTTTAATAATGATATACCAAAAGAAAAATCTGAAATTATTGTAGATACAACCGTACTTAATAATAATTCAATTATATCAAATAGTAGTGTTTATAATGGTCCGAGAAGAATTTCTATAGCAGGAACTAATTTCTTCACTTTTGATTTATATGAAGATCCAGAATCTAATTCTTATGTATCCACTTCTTCTTCAATCACATATACTACAGATTGTACCCACACAACAGGTCCAATATCAAAGGTAGAAGTAACTAGTTCTGGAAAAAATTATGATAGTCTCCCGGAGATATTGTCAGTTAACTCTGTAGATGGAACTAAAGCAGAGTTAGTTTCTATTAGTAACAATATTGGTATTATTGAGAAAGTTAAACTTAATGATATTGGATATGATTTCCCAACAGATAGTACTTTAAAACCAAGTGCTTCTTTACCACAAATTATAAATGTGGATTCATATGCCAAAATTGATAATATTAACATAAATTCTACCGGAAGAGGATATTCATATGCACCAGATTTGATTGTATTTGATGGAAAAACTGGTGAGCAAATAACAGATTTGAGTATTGGGTATTCTCTTGGAGATTCTAATGTAACTATTTTCAGCAATACTGGAGGTATTAATAATTCAACACCAACAATTTTACCCATAAACAACAATAATGGAGTTGGTATTAGTACAGTTGGTTTTAATACAGTTACAAAAGATGTGACAGTTAAAATGTCTGTTGGATTTAGTACTGCTTTCCCATTTGCAGTTGGTGATAAAGTTATTATTGAAAATATTAGTGTTGGTGCAGCGTCAACTAATAGAGGATATAATTCGAAAGATTATGGATATAAATTATTTACTTTGACAAATGTAACTGAAAATATTGGTGGTATTGGTAGTGTTACATATAATTTATCTAATGATTTGATAAATGGAGAAATTCCTGGAATTATGGATTTAATAAATTCATCCGGAATGATAACTCCTGAGAAATTTTTCCCAAGTTTTGATGTTTCATTGGTAACTGGTAACTATCTACCAGGTGAAAGGGTCGTATCAAATATAAATGGAAATCAAATAGAAGGTATTACTCAAAGTTGGGATAGAACAACAAAAACCCTTAGGATTTTGTCAAATGATAATTTTGTAGCAGGTGCAAAGTTAAAAGGTTTAACCTCTAATTTAATAGGAGTAGCATCTACAGTAACTTCATACGAATCATATTTCAACACTGACGTTTCTTCATTAATATTCAGTGGAAGTCAATTAGACTCTGGATATTTAAATGATAGTTTACAAAGACTGCAAGATAATGATTATTATCAAAACTTCTCATATGCATTGAGAAGCACTATTGCCTTTGATGATTGGAATGATGTTGTATCATCATTAAATCATACTATGGGATATAAAAAGTTTGGAGATCTTCAAGTAGAGACTTCAAATGAATCCCAACCATTAACTGTTGGTCTTACAACTGGGTTAACTGATATTTCTATAGTTAGTGATCTTTCTGGAGTTATCGACACTAATTGTGTGTTTGATTTTGATATTGCAACAGAAAATAATTTAAACTTTACAAATGAAACTAATGGCATCTTGTCAAATGAAGTTTTCTTTAACAATAAAATATTATCAGACTTTACAGAATCTGTTGGGAATAGAGTTCTTTCTATAGATGATATAAGTCCTCTTTTTAATAGCAATCCAAGATCAACTGCATTTACTACTGTAGGCAGTTTCAAACTAAGTGATATTAGATTTAGAAAGTATTTTACATACCTGAGAGATAAAAGATTTACACAAGAGAGACAATCATTAATTGTTGATCTTATTCATGATGGAAC